ATACTTAAAATGGGTTGGTTGGTATATCTGATTTTAAATGTATTTAATTAAGGTATTATAATTATTAAGATAATGCATTACGCTTTAATTTTTATAAAACACAAAAGGAACACGCATGTTTAAGGCTTTATTAACAGCACTGGTACTGAGTTCGGGGCTGGTAGGCTGTGCCAGTGGCAACTACTCGGTGGGCAATGATTTTTCAGAGCAGCAAGTAACGCAGATAGTGAAAGGGAAAACTACAACCGACGAGCTGGTTGCCTGGTTTGGGCAGCCTTACTCTAAGGTGGTTATAAGTGAAAGTGAAACAAAGTGGATGTATATTCACACCAAAGGTAGCGCTAAAATGCAATCGTATTTAGTTACCGCAAAGTACACATCGAGTGGCACACAAAAAATGCTAGATATACTCGTAAAAAATGACATAGTTACCAACTACACTTTTACTAGCGGGCCAATACCTGGCGTAAACGTAAATTAAGCTAGTTAGTTAGCTCGATGAAACAAACCCCGCATTTATGTGGGGTTTTTTATTGTCTGCACAAATGCACTCTGCGGGATGGCGTGCGTACTGGGTACTTATCCCCGTTATTCACAGGGTGTTTTTAAACTTTTACTTATTTTAAACCTTTATAAGCTTTTTAGTGGGGCTGCAGGCCTTGCGTACCAAAGGCTGTAGGGGCTTGCCATGGGAATCACCTTAAGTAACTATGGGTATTAACTTAACTAATTATGGGTATAGCCTTAAGTAACTATGGGGATCACCTTAAGTAACTATGGGAATCGCCTTAAGTTAAAATTCTTTTCCAATTTGGTGCGTATGCTAGTATGGGTAAAAAATAAAACACCCATATTGGTATGAATAAACTAGCTAAAAACAACAAAAAAAACCTTGTTACGCAATCCAACGAGATAAGTGAGGCGGCGTATTACCTTTCCTTGAGAGCTAAGCGCGTGCTTTGGATGTGCTTTAGTCAATTAAAAAGCTCAGAGGATGCCGAAAGTGCCGAATTTACCAACGGTGAGTTTTTTGTTTACGTTTCTGATTACCAAACCCTGTTTGGCGTAAGTGCTCAAACAGCCTCTACAGACGTTAAGGCGGGCTTAAACGAAATAAGCACAAGCTCAGTTAAGTTTTACCCTAAGGAGGGGGAGTACGAAGAAATAGAGCGGCCGTGGTTAATAGAAAAAGCAGCGAAGCGGGGTCGGGGCGCATACCGAGTGGACTTTAACCCGCGTTTAGTGCCGTATATTGTCGGATTAACTCAGCAATTTACTATGTTTTACTTGCATGAATGTGGCCGTATAAATAACAGTCGCACAATTCGGCTTTACGAAAACCTGTGCCAATGGCGCAGTTCTGGTGTGTGGCTTGTTACGCCACAGTGGTTAGCTGATCGCTATAAGCTGCCCGACTCACAAAAAGATAACTTTGCAGAAATGAAGCGCAGCTTTTTAGAGCCCGCTATTAAGCGCATTAATAAAGAAACACCGCTTAAAGTGTCGTATGAAACGCAAAGCGGTGGGAATAAAGTAGATAAAATACTATTTAGCATTATTGATTCAGCAATTAGTTAAGGTGTTTCCCACAGTTTAACCGGATAATTACTATCGGCCTGCTGATTTATTAATAATTGGCGGGCGTAAACAGGCATTCTCCCGCGTGCATTGCACCCAGCAAACCCAGTACCGTGAACTTTAAGTTGACTTAAGGTGATTCCCATAGTGCAACCGGCCATATAGTTAGCGCTATAGATTTTAGGCTAACTTAAGGTTATTCCCATAATTAAAGCTTGTTTTCTAGGTGGTTTTTTCTCCAATAAGATTTTGACTTATAGATAACAGCCAATTTCTGAGACAGCGACCAGGACTTAACTCGCTCTATTAATTCAATTGCTGCATCGTCACTACCGATAAACCCGCGTATTTGTTCGTCATATTGATAGCCCTCGCTGATATGCCAGCTTAGCAATCTAGCCTCCCTCTCCTGATCTTGGCTTGGCATATAACCATTGTAAGCGCAGTAAAATACATTCCATTCACTTTCCGTTAGTGTTGGTGTGTTATCCCCCACCAACAGCTCAAACTGTGTTGCTAGGTCATTGATTGAACCAGACCAGTTCACCTCACCTACTAGCGTTAGATTGCTCAGGGTTGCCTGGGTTTGATCTACCAAGCGGACTGATTTCTTAATTGCTGCCATTTCATGCTCCAAAAAATGACCGCTCATGGCGGCCAGTAGTAATATTGTTTTTAGTAAGCGTCTTTTATAATTCTTATCAGCTCGACCATTTTTGTTGCTTCGTTAATGCAATCACTAAACTGCTCTAAAAATAAAAGCTCCGCTTCACATGTTTCAAAGAACAAACCTTTACCCGTGCCGCTTGCGTTATCTGTTAGCTCATATACCACTTGGCCTTGATGATTTTCGTAGTAATCAACACTTTCGTTGTTGAATGTTATTTTAAACACTCCACCGTAAAAATTTAGGTTTTTTGCAACTGACGCCCGGCCAGTGTAGGCGGTGTAAAATTCGTTGCGGCTGTTTTTTCTTACATTTAATGAGTTTATAGTAGATGAGTATTTCATAATGATTTCCTTAACTTTCGTCCTGCCGATATTGGCGGACTTCTTAGCTGTTCTCGTTGGAACGCATTAAATATATCGCACCCCTATCGCACCGTCAAGCCTTATTTGTAAATATACTTTTGTGACCTGTCACGCCCTTACTAAGTATCGGACTTAATAGCACGCTGCGCTTTATTTTGCAGAGTCGCTTGTCGTTATGCACTCAATGCGCTTGCGCATGATAAGCCCAACCCATGCTTTTGATAGCCACTTAAGGTGGTGGGCGTATAAAGCTCTTTAAGACACAGATTTTGATTGCCCCTCTGATAAACCAAAAAAGCCACTGGGCTTACTGCTTCGTTGGCGTGTATTTGTAATGCAATGTTAAAGCAGGGCAACTAAGCCCCCGTAACGAAGTTACGAAGTGGGGCGCTTCATTCATCTTTTATTATACCGCCATGAGCTTTAGCTCATCGAAGCGGATTGCCTTATACACAGCTAGCTGTGCGTATAAGTTATTTAGCTGTTACTAAAGGTAAGATAATTTTGCACTTTAAACTAAGCAAATAGCACATGTAGGTAAATCAGCCTTGCACTTTATATGTATAAGCAAACAAATAGCCTTTAAATGGGCGTAAGGCGACATCTAAATTTGCAGTGGTAAGTGGTGCTGTGGTGACTGGCTTATCAAAATAGCCAAGGGGTGGGGTAAAATTAAACGCAAGACACGCAAAAAGCCACGCTTAGGCGTGGTTATAAATAAAGGAGTTGTTAGTGCAGTGGGTCGCTGGGCTCGTACTGTGCGATTGCGCGTAACTTGGCCAGCTCTTGGTTAACTAAGCCTTTAAATGTTTCAAGACTCATGATGCTGGCGCTTGCGCCTAGCCGGCTTAACACACGCTGCTGGGCAATGTGGCGCTGTTGCTCGGGGGTTTTTGGGTTAATTTCACGCTTAATTTTTGTTATAGCGCGCTTTTCTTTTATGCGATCAAATACTTTTCGGTAATGCGCTAGGCGTTGACGTTCTTTAATTTCAGTTATGCTCATTACGCCAAGCTGCTCGGCGGTTAATCCACTGTTAACACCTTCTTTGCGTAAGTATTTTAAGCGTGCATCGCGTTGGCGGGCTACGCGCTCGGGTGTAATACCCAGCGCTTTAAAAAACAGCTCGGTTACTTCAAAGTATTTATCAACCCATTGACCCGCGTGTTTATCCCATACTTGCCATTCTTTATGGGCTACGATCCACCCTAGATCAACCATATCTTTAAACGCACGGCTTACGCGGCTAATACTTGGTTTAGGGGCGTAGCTTTTATCTAGTTTGGCTTTGTTTAGCTCGGTTTCGCTTGTGGTGCTTAAACCGCATGCATCGGCGGCGTTGCGCAGACTTATTTGCACTTGGTGAGTAACAATGTTTACGTGTTCACAAAATACGGTTGCCAAAGCGCGCATGGCTTTTTCGCGATCGGGGTAATAAACTTTTTTACGGTTAGTGGCGGGGCGCATGTATACGGCCGCGTCTGATTTTACGATGTTTATTTTTTGAGACTTTTCGACAAGATCACGCACAAAGGCGAGGCGAGTGGTGTGATTGCTTGGCACTGTGTAATTTGGGTTAGCGTTTTTAACGCGATTGCAGTGCTGTAATGGGGTGTTATTATTTGTTTGCATGTTGGCTGCTTGTATTTAGTGCGCTTTAAGCATAAAATAAAAGCTCGTTTAAGCTCTTGCTTGTGTGCTTAAGCGCAAAACGGGCGCGGTGCAAGCGCCCGTTTTACCTTTCCTTTGGTTATGTCTTTTTCAAAACACACCGCTAATTTATGAGTCCAATATAACACGAATTGTGTTATCTTCAAGATAAAGATCGCTCAATTAAGCCAACTGCTTAATTTTTAACCCTTACGTAAAAATGGCGCTAGTTAGCGTTTATTACTTTGCTTTCCCATTTATGCGCGCGCTTGCAGTGGTTATCCCCGTCAAACGGCTTAGCTAAAAAATCAATAATTAGCATTTGATAATGATAGCGTTTATCGTGCGACAACCTAAAGCTGCGTGCTGATATAGACTCAAGCCTGGTTCCATGGCAAATGCTGCAAATAGCAATGTCTATGCTGTACAAACTATTGAACGCCCAAGTGCTGCCCGTTAGTGCAATAACACCCAGGGCTGCAAATGGAACTATAAATAACAATGCGCACAATACGTACGCCGCTAATGTTCGCAGGGTCTTTAATGCAGTTATCATAGCCGTTCCTTTTACTGTTCGTCCTGGCTAATTGCCCACGTTGCTGCAAAATTATCCGTTGCGAGTTGGTGCGCTTCGACTATCTCGGCCTTAGTGCATTCAACCATGACGCCGGTATCTACGTCAGCGGTAGACCATGGCACTATATGGTTGCCGGGTTTCTCCATTAACTTAATGACTGCATTACCCAGTCGTATAATGCTGCGCTCGTTTGCATCAAAAGACTTGCCCGATGCGATAACTACTGTTGCAGTATCTATCGACGCCTGGCGCTTGGCTTTAAATGCCGCTACATGCGGTGGCTCTTGCGATTCTTCATATGCTTTTTGGTTTAGTAGGCCTTCAATTGCGTCGTCGTCCAGGCCTAGCTTTCGCATGTATGTTTTTGATGTGTTTGTGTGTGTGGTACCGTTGTGTAAGTAGCTAAACATAATTGCCTCTTTTAAATGCGGGGGTAAGTAATTTTTTACGCAAGTTGTAGCTGCTGGCGTGGCTTGCGTGGCCTATCCATGATTGTATTGATTGGTTTATTTCGGGTAAATTTATTTGGTAATTTGCATACTGCCAATGAAATTTTTTAAGCTTGGCTTTAATGCTTTTCACGCTACTTTTGCGGAGCAGTCTGTGCGTTGAGTAAATTCTATAGCCTAAAAAATCAAGTGGCCTGCCGCCCTTTTTGGTAATCGGAAAGACCTGTGTTTTATTGTTTGTTTTTAACCTTAAAGCACTTTGTAAAAAGTTTTGTATGGCCACTCTCTGGGCGTGCAAGTAGCGCTTGCAGTGGTGTATAACCACGAAATCATCCATATATCTCGTGTAGTTTTTAATTTTTAGTGTATGTTTGGCAAACCAATCAAGCTCATGCAAATAAACGTTAGCAAATATTTGGCTGGTTAAGTTGCCCAGTGGCATGCCAACGCCCGGGCCATCACTTGGGCTGCTATCAATAATATAATTGAGCAGCGTTAACGTCATTTCGCATTTAATTTTATTGCTTAATAATTGCTTTAATATTTCGTGATCGACGCTTGAAAAATATTTGCTTATATCGGCCTTTAATGCGTAAGCGACACCATGCTTGCGCTCTATTTGCTGGATCTGCCTTTGCGCTACATCGGCGCCTTTGTGAGCGCCTTTATTGTTTCTACAGGCGTAGGAGTGATGAATAAACGTTTTATCGAATAGCGGCTCTATAATATTAAAGATGGCGCGGTGTACAACGCGATCGCGAAAGTTTGGCGCTGATATTAACCGGCGCTTGGGTTCAAATACATAAAAATGGTGGTAGTTCGATAGCTCATACGTTCCCCAGTTGAGTTCGTTATATAGATTAATAACGTTTTCTTCTAGGTTGTTAAAAAAGTTGAGAGTGGCCGGAGAGTTGGCTTTGCCTTTTCGGCACTGGTACGCTGAGTTTAATATATTGTCGTAACTGACTATTTCGCTAAAAATGCAGCCGGTTGACGCATCAACCGGCTTATTCAGTGTTTCAGCTATTGCTGAGGATGCAGCATCCTTTTCAAAATTGCACTGACACAACCCCGTGAGGTCTGTGTTTCTGGCGTTATCAAGAGCTGGACGGAAACCGATATTGCTATTCGCATTCGTGCGATCGTTGTTGAAGTTGAGTGCTCCAAGCCCGGCATTGGACGTGTTGTTCCAATTGCCACCGCGATACGGCATACGCTCCCGCGTAATCATAATGCTGCAGCCTTAGGCAGCATTTTAACAGATTTTATCCATCCGCCAAGCATCTTCCCTATTTCTATGAGTTTTTCGCTCCATAATTTATATTTTTTAATGTCTAGGTATCGCATATCCTTAGCGGTGCGTATCATTCTTTTGAGCATAGTTAGCTCTATGTCCATATCTGTTAACGTGGTCTTTTTGTGGTACCGCTTAAAAGCGGTGATAATTAAGCGCTGCAATGTAAGCATGCTGCGGCGTATTTCTGCGCCCATAACGTGCGTTTCATGCTTTGGGAATTGCTTTAATGCTAAGTAGCCGTAAACCATCATTTCGCGTGTTTTTTCTTCTATTGATAATGCTTGCATTTACCTGATCTTAAAAGTGAGGGTTGGTTGTGCTGCGCTACCGCGCAGCGTTCAAAGTTGCTAAATTCAAGACTCGAATAAAGCTGGACGGAAACCGAAATTGCTACCCGCACGCGCGCGATCGTTGTTGAAGTTGAGTGCTCCAAGCCCGGCATGGGACGCGCTGAGCCAAGCGCCACCGCGACACGGCAGACGCACCCCAAAATTTCGACTGTAGAGGGTGCCATTTAAAATAGCGCCGGTTGGTGGCTCGATACCCATTTGACGCATAAGCAGATTTTCAACGTAAGAAGGATCTTTACTCATAGTGCGCCAAGTGTTTGAGTTGTTACCGTTGCCGCTGCCGTTATCGCCCAAGTCGCCAGTGCGGTTGGTGATCAAGCTGTTTAAAATAACGCTGCCGCTGGTTGCACCGCTTGAGTCAAAATAGCATTCGTGCGCAGGCCAAGATCCCTCAGGCATGTCGGGGTTGTTATCGAGTGGGGCAAATATTTGGCCTTCCTGCAATTTAAGCTGATCTTGCCATTCCCACACATTGCCGACCATATCAAAAACACCAAACTGCGTACCATCATGGCTCCATGTTGCGGGGCCTGTGCCTGTGTAGCTCGATGCTGAATGACCAGTGTCGCCAGGTGCATGAGCTGCCGATGCGCGGGTTGCAACTTCGTGCTTTGCATCGTGTGCGCGTCCGTAGTTTGTATCGCCGCGTGGTTGCTCGCCAAATGCCAAGCCCAAATACGCTACAGCAAGCCACTCAATGTTTGCAGATAAATGCCAGCCGGTGCCTTTGTTTGTGCACAGTGCTTTTGCGGCATCGTAATTAACTGACGTGCGGGGCTGCACGCCTGCAACAACGCTGCATCCACCTGATGCGCCAGCACTAGCAATGTATTTTGCATACCAAAAACCACGCATTTGCACGCCATTTTTAATAAATGCGGGGAACACGCCAGTGCCAAGCTGCAGATCAACGCCATGACGGGCTAGAATTGCAGCGTTAACGTCCTCGCTGTTAAATTTGTTTATCCACACCATGACGTTAGGATTGCCCTGCGCATCATATTTTACCGTATTTTTACCACTACTCGCCGCCTCAACAGCCTCGC